CTGCCTAGCGCACTGGCCCGGGGGCTGTATATTGGAGCAAGTGGCGACCTAACGGTATGTTACGGCCGAGGCGGCGTGGGGCAGACTACTTTTTACGGAGTGATCGCGGGCACCGTCCTGCCCATCCAATGTGCCCGGGTGAAAGCCACAGGTACGACCGCTGGCAATATCGTCGCATTGAGCTAACATGATAGGCCTCAACCTCGGGCTCACCAACGCCTGCGCGGCAGGCCACTCGCTAATTGCGCTCGCAATCGGACGCCTTCGCACCTACGGCACCAATGCACATGTGTACTTGCCAGGCGTAGGCGTCTTGAACGGCCTCCAAGCGGCGAACTACCTAGACAGCGCAGGCACGACACCCGGCACAGTGGATCAGCCTGTTGGTCTGGTGCTGGATGCGGCGGGGGTGCTGGGGGTGGAGTTGGTGACGAATGGGGACTTTAGCGCAGGGTCTACGGGGTGGTCTACCTCTGCTGGCTGTGTCATTACCACAGGTGTGCTTACCGTTAATTCAGCGCCAGCAGCGCCGTGTGCGTATCAAGGGATACTAACCGCAGGCAAGGTGTACGCCATTACATACACCATTGCGACTATTTCGTCTGGGGGCTTCTACTCTTTTGTCGGAAACTCGAGCAGCGGCCCGACGCACGCTACACCCGGAACATACACGGAGTACACCACTTGCATTGGTAACTCAAATGGTGGAATCGGCTGCACGGTCAATACCATCGGAACCGTTACAAACGTAAGCTACAAAGAGATCACCGGCATCCACGCAAGCCAGTCCACAACGCCAGCGAAACCCGTGCTGCGGCGGGGGATCGTTTGCCTTAACAACTACAGCAAAGACCGAACGAATGCATGGTACGGGTCGGGGTATACAAATAACTCCGCAACTCAAGTGCAGATTACTACAGGTGGGTATCAAGTAGCACAGTTCCCTTGTTCTGTTGGCAGTGTAATCACTACTGCTGCGGTTCTCAGCGGTGTACCTGGTACGCAGGTTTCGCTGTTTGTAGGTGATAACGCAGGAGCCTATGGTGGCACTACTTTGCTTATCACACTAACTGCGACACCTACGCTGTATGTATGGACGCGGACTATGTTGGAAGCCGCTGGATTGTGTGGGCTAATGGTAGTGTCGGGTGGAACTGTTGTAGTTGACGTTGCTGCACAAGGCGCGTTTAACGGCACCTATACCGCATCCCAAATCCAAGCCCTAGGAGGAATCCCGCTGACCACCACAGCACCAGCAAGCACGGCACTTGGCCCGTACTGGTGGGAGTTCAAAGGCGCTCAGTCGCTGGGGTTTAGTGGGCCGCTGTTTCAGATGGCGGACGACTTCTTTGTCTGCGTGGCCGCAAGCTGCAACAACAAGGCTGTGTATCCCGTCATTGCACGACCATCTAAGGGGGTTACGTCCCGAGTCGGCTGGATGTACTTTGACGCTGGAGGTATTGTCAGTGCAGCATATGTGACTGACGCCAACGTGCCCGCATATGTGGTGGGTCCGTCCTTTGTTGACGGTCAAATTGCCGTTATCTCACACCGCAAACAGTCCGGTCTATGTCGTACAGATTTGAACAGCCTAGCTGGGGTGGAAGTAGCTGCGCCAACAGGTGTCTATACCGTGACCAATGGGGATATAGGTGAATCGTTGTCGGGAATGCTTGGTCCTGCTGTAGCCGTCAAAGGTTCGGTGACTCCTGCGGATCAACTGACGATAAAACACCTAGTCGCATTCATGTCAGGCGTCACGATATGACCACCGCCCTACGCTACATCATCGTGGGCCTAGTCTGCGCCTCCATTTCAGCCCTGTTCCAGCCTGCTTGGTACGTTACGGTCATCGCTTTTTATGCGGGCATTGCGCTGGGCTTCGTGGGCTCATTGGCCGTTGGCGTGTTTGACTATTTTGCGAAGGACAAGCCATGAGCTACGACAACACCCTGACGATCAAACTGCCAGTCGCACTGGCTGACATTGCCGCAGCCATTGGACGCGCCATCGATCCTGACGTTGGGGGCGAACGATCATTCACCAGCATCGTGACAGGCTATGCGGACAGCAAACCTGTCTACGGCGACACGATCAGCATGACCACGCCTTGCACCACTGCTTTCAAGCTGCAAGCGGAGTACATGCTGGCAAACCCGGAAGCACTTCACGCGGCTGTGGCTGCTGACTACGCGGCGCGCTGGGCTGATCTGACGCCGCCAACACTGGCAGAGTGCCAGGCGTTTTGCAACGGGGTGATTCCCGAGCCTGTTATAGTACCCATCGCACCATAAGGACCCACATGGCCGGACTCATAACCCTAGCGGACAACGGAACGCTCAACGCCCGCGAAGCGGAGGACACCGCACGCAAAGAGGCTATGATCCGACAACAGGCCCCACAGATCGTGGGACTGGCCGGGTACGTCAAACGCTGCTGGGAGACTGCCCGGGACGCCAAGACCGTCATCGAACACCGCATGCTCAAGGCCCTGCGCCAGCGCACGGGCGAGTACGACCCAGACAAACTGAACGACATCCGCGCGGCCGGAGGCTCCGAAGTATTTATGATGCTGACGGAGACAAAGTGCCGTGGCGCTGAGAGCTGGCTGCGAGACATCCTGTTGGATGAAGGCTCCGTTCCGTTCGGGATCAAACCCGGCGCGGACCCCGAGATGCCGCCTGACTACATGGACAAAGTGACCAAGGCGCAGGCCCAGAAAGTCATTACTCTGGTGCAGAGCGGCGCCCCCATCGACCCCACCATCTTGGAGAAGATGCAGGAACAAGCGATGGACGAGGCGCGCCGCGAGGTGATGGCCGACGCCACAGACCGGGCTGACCGGATGCAGAATTTCATCAAGGACCAGTTCGCCGAGGGCGGCATGGTGGAAGCGTTCGACGCGTTTCTGTCCGACTTGAGCACCTACCCCATTGCGATCCTGAAAGGCCCGACCGTGCGCCGCATGCGCAGCTTGGACTGGGTTAAGAGCCCAGACGGCTCGTACTCCCCGAAGGTGCAGGAGAAGCTGGCCCCGACGTACGCCCGCGTGGACCCATACCGTTTCTACGTGGAGCCGGGGATCACCAAGCTGGACGACGGCTACTGCCTTGAGCACCACAAACTGTCCGAGGGCGACCTGAGCGACTTGCTGGGCGGCCCGGGGTACGACGACGAGGCTATCCGCGCAGTGCTGTCCGAAGGATCAAGCAACTCATGGATGTGGCCCGCCGAGCACACCAAGGAAGCACTGGAAAACAAATTCAACACATGGCGCAGCGACTCGGACAAGTTCGACGCTCTGGAGTTCTGGGGGCGCGTGAGCGGCAAAGTGCTGCGCGAATGGGGCATGCCCGTCGAGGACGTGCCGGACGCCGCCATGATGTACGACGCCAATGTGTGGCTGATCGGTAGCTGGGTCATCAAGGCCACGCTGAACTACGACCCACTCGGCGCCAAGCCATACCGCTGCACCAGCTTCATCAAAGTACCCGGCGCGTTCTGGGGCAAGGGCGTGCCCGAGCTGATCGAAGACGTGCAGGCGCTGTGTAACGCCGCTGCCCGGGCGCTGTCCAACAACATGGGTATCGCCTCCGGCCCGCAGGTTGAAATCAACATCGACCGGCTGCCACAGGGCGAGAAGCCCAAGGCCATGCACCCTTGGAAAATCTGGCAGACACTGAGCGACCCAATGGGGTCCGGCCAGCCAGCGATCCGGTTCAACCAACCCGACGACCGCAGCGGCCCGCTGCTCGCGGTGTACCAACAATTTGCGCGCATGGCCGACGACCAGTCCGGCATTCCAGCGTACGTGTACGGCGACGGCAACGCGGGCGGCGCGGGGCGCACAGCGTCCGGTCTGTCCATGCTGATGGGCTCCGCCGGTAAAGGCATCCGTCAGGTCATCATGCACATCGACTTCGAGGTCATTGGCCCCACAGTCACCAGCCAGTACAACTGGAACATGCAGTACGTGGACCGCGCGGACATCAAGGGCGACTGCGAGATCATCCCCCGTGGAGCCGTGACACTGGCTAACCGCGAGCAGTTGAACGTGCGCCGTGTTGAGTTCTTGCAAGCGACGGCTAACCCCATCGACGCAGAAATTGTCGGCATGCAGGGTCGGGCGAACATCTTGCGCGAGGTGGCGAAGGGCCTCTCGATGCCAGTGGACTCCATCATCCCGTCCGACGAGGAACTGGAGATCAAGGAAGAAATGAAGAAAATGCAGGAGCAGATGATGGCCCAGCAGGGTCAGGCTCCGCAGGAAATCACGGTGAACCATTCCGGCGGCGGGGACCAAGCACGGGCCGTCGGACCGGGCGGCCAGCCAATGGGCGGCCAAGACGCCAACGTGGCAAGTAACAAACTGACCGGCCGAGGTGGCGCATGAACCCAGCATTCTGTGCCAGCTACAAAGCCGAGATCATGCGCGGCATCCACCATGAGGGCGACCGCTACATGATTGCCCTGTACGGGGAGAAATGTGGGATCGACGAGTTCACGACCCAGTACACACCCAAAGGCGAGTCGCAGGGCGACGGCTACCGCGCGGGGGGCATAGCGCTCGCCGGGATGCGGGTAGAGGAAGACGGGTCGGCTGCATGCCTGACGTTTGACGACGTTCTCTGGGAGCGGGCTACCCTGCGAGATGTTTGTTGCGGGCTCGTGTACAACGCGAGTAAGGGCAACCGGGCCGTCGGCGTCGTCGCATTGGCGCAGAAAACGTCATCCACCAACGGGCCCTTTGAAATCTACTTCCCCGAGGCCACAGCGGCCGACGGCGTTTTTGTGATCGACTGATATGGCAGACAACGTAGTAGTATCCCCAGCATCCGGCCCGGGCGGCGCCACTGTGGCGTGCGACGACATTGGCGGAGTACAGCACCAACGGGTGAAACTCGTATTGGGCGCTGATGGGGTGAGCGACGGCGACGTGAGTTCGGCCAACCCCATGCCGGTTATCAGCACCGATGCAGTCCACGACCGGGCCCACGCGGGCAAGTATTTCTCCGGCGGGCACTATAACGGGGCTCTGGCGAATAACGGAACCCTTGACCTGTTGATCCAAAACGGAGGGGCGAGTACGTTCCACGCGAAGTTCTCAGCACAGGTGGGCGGGGACTGCACGGTTCAGATTTTTGAGGGCACTACGTTTTCCGTAGCCGGGACCGCCGTCACGATGTCGAACCATAACCGGGCGTCCGGTACGGCGTTTGCAGGGACTGTAACCCACACCCCAACAGTAACGCTTGTAGGCGCGCAGGTAAACGGGACAGGATTTGCCCCGGGCGGCACAAAGCATTCCGGTAGCGGCGGCGAGTTCGGGTTCAATAATGAATTCGTACTGAGCCCAACTACGAACTATTTACTGCGCGTAACAAACGTGTCCGGCACTACAATCAAGCTATCAGCTTCGGTTGAAGGCTACCAACCCAGCCTCTGAATCTAGGAGTAACCAATGTCACTATCCAACCCCACCGAAATCGCAGCACTTGCCATGTTCTTGCAAGGCACAGACCCCAGCTACCGTGCTGGCGCGACCCAATACCTCGCCCTGTTCACCGCTGACCCCGGCGAGACAGCATCACTGGCGGCCGAGGCCACCTACACCGGCTACGCCCGTATCGCACTGACCAAGGCAACCGCTTGGACAGGTGGTGGCAATCCATTCACCAATGCCGCGCTGATCCAGTTCGGGCAATGCACAGTCGGCACCAACGCGATCACCCACTTTGCTGTGGTGGACACCGCTTCTGGTGCTGTCGCCATGATGGTGTCGGGTTCTCTGAGTTCTACGCTGAACGTGTCGGTGGGTATCCAGCCGCAGTTC